ATGGGTTAAAATTATAAGCAAACCCACAGACTCCGCCATACTCATCATAAGCAAGAGCTTTTTCGTCTGATATACTTGTATCAACTGAATCAATTTTTATTCCTGATTCAGAATTTTTAACTCCTTTTTGCATTCCTGCTGCTTGGACATAAGATGGTGATGGCATAATATATAAAATAAAGTGTTTAATGGTTTTGGATAGGTCAGGAGGCAGTAAGTCCTAAAGTCGCACTGAATTTAAAATTTCTAATTCGTTCATTTGATGTTGGATCATACTCAAGCTCAGCATCATAAAATACTGAGCCAGTCATACATAAAAGCCTTCCATTAGTAATCTGCGTTGTAATATCACCGCCTCCGTCACCAACTGCTGTTTCAATTTCAAGCATAGTTGAATCAGTTACCTCGTCATCAAGGTCTCGTGGATCTAATTCAATCTCTATTGAACAAGCCCACCACCCAGAACCGGGAATTTCCTCCTCGTCACGAACAACGGTTATTATTATAACTGGTGCCTCTTGGTCTATTCCCTCATCCTCTATAGTGTGACCGGTTAATATATTAACGTCCGGCACTTTTGAAACCTGTGCCTCGATAAGTGTTTTAATTCTGTTCTCAGCAAATGATTCTAAGACAGCCGGTGTTGTTACAATGCTCATGGACTTATTAGATGAATGCGATAAGCAAATGCCTCTTCTTCAACTCCCTCATCGGCTACAACGCAAACCCAGTTGTCTAAACTAGCTCTTGTGCCTGCAACTGGTACGGTCGGCAAATCTGATTTTAATACACCAACTATTGCTCGGCGCATACCACGCTGTCGACCTCTTCGCTGATCTCCTAAATTTTCAATAGGCTCAACAATTAAAGCGTCAACAGTCGCTCCTTGAATTGTTAATTTTGATGAGCCATTGCGCTTTGCAAATTCAAACTGCGCTTTAATAGCAGTTGATATTGCATTGCTCATCTCTCAGCGTCGACAGGTGGTTTGGCCTTGGAAACTTTTTTCTTAGCTTTTGCTTTTGCTTTTGGTTTTGGCTTTTCAGCATCAGAACAAAGCTCTGCATTTTTGTAAGCAATAAGTGACTGTGCAATTGGCTCAGGAACTTCTTTAATTTCTCCTGCTCTTAGCACCTCGCCATTAGCTCCGCAGCTTTTTAACATTTTAATTTTGACCATAATGTTAGTCTCGTAATCTTGAAATGAATCAGTCGTTAGCATGATAAAATGGGAGGGAGTTTTACCTCCCCCCCATTAATCTAATTATGCACCATTGTCAGATGTTGCGAATGCAAGTGGCTGACGAACGTCGCCATCGCACATAAGATTAAGCACAAATGTGACTAATCTATTTTTCGCTCCTGAGAATGGATCGTAAACGATTTCAATTCCGTCAAATATACCAAGAATATACTGATCGAAATCTCCAAAGATTGTACGCTCATCAGGAATGTTTGCTGTGCTGTGTGCAGGGTATCCAAGCATGGTGTTTGAAGCCATGTCCCACTGATAACCACTAACGCCAGAATCTAAAAGAGTCTGTTTTGCGTTTGCAGCAATAGTTGGTGTAGTTATCCAAGCGCAGTTTTCGCTTAAAGCATTGTTGTCATCAAGTGACTTGAGGAAACTATGCAATTCAGCTTTGGTTGGCTCTCCGCCACTGTTGTCAGCAATAGTAATTACTGGAACATTATTAGCGTTGATAACACCTTGTGGCTGATTTGAACCGTCTCCAAGACCTTGAATAACTGCTTTATCAAGTGCAACCGCAATTGCCTGATTAAGGTCATCACGAATAAGAGCATCCACATCTGGTGTTCCTTGAGCTAATAGCTGTTTTGAAACATCTGTGTAAGTACCAAGATGACGTGGTGTCAAAGTTAGTGACTCAAACTGTGGCTCTGTATTTGAATGTCCTGCGACCTCCTCTTGGAAAGTTGCAGTCGTGGTTGCTGATTTTCTAGGAATAGAAACATCACCTGTTAAACCATTAAGAACACGAACTCCTGCAGCAAGAGTTACCATGTTAGGTCTTAATGCGTCTATGAAGTCACCTCCGCGAGTGTCAGTTGGAACTAACTCAGCACCGTCGGTGGCTGTACCGGCAACAAGATCTCTCTGTGAAGCTAAAAAGAATCCATGAGTTTCACGACCGCATCTGTCAGCGATTGCGTCACTTACTTCTTTCTCTAGTCCTTGAATACCTTTGCCTGAAATAAGTGATTTCATGGCATTAGTTACAGAGTAAGATTTGCTCTCTTTTTTAGAAAGACCAAGTGGCTCAACGCTTTTTGCGCCAATGCTTTTAGTCTCCTC